AAAGGAACACGGTTACAAAGTAATCTACATGCCCGCTGATTGGGATTTGTACGGAAAATCTGCCGGCTTCAAACGCAATGTGCAGATGGCTGAGTACGCAGATGCACTCGTTGCTTTTTGGGATGGAGTATCGTCTGGTACAAAACATATGATAGAAACAGCGCAAAATATGGGACTTGATGTGCGCGTAAAAAAGTACCTAATGGTAAAGAGGGATTCCACATGAATGAGCTTAAAAAGTATGAAGAACTGAAAAACAAGCTACATGATGCGGTAAATGAATTATGTGTATTATGCGGAAAGTATCAGTTTGAGCATATTGGTATGTGTGATGGGTGTAGATGGAAGCAGGAAAAACACGCATGGACGAAAGAGTAAATAATAGTATCTGCCCGTTTGTCCGCTCTGGCGAATGTGATGTTCCTCCGTGTAGTTCGTGTTTTTTATACCATTTGAGTTGTCATGAAGATAAAAAGGAGCAGCGAGAAAATTGAAACGACCAGAAATCACAAAGCAATTATCAGAGCTGTTAGAAAAACACATTGATCCGCATAACGATCCGCGTGTGTATTGGGCAAAAGAAGTGACATTTGATTATGCAACAAGCAATACCGTAAGAGTTGACTACATGCTTTTCAAACCAATAAACAACTCCATTTCTGGCATTGAAAAAGGAGATTTCTCTTGCTATGAGATTAAATCCTCCGTCGATGATTTTCACTCGAAAAATGGACACAACTTCATTGGCGATAAGAACTACTATGTCATGCCAGAGAGTGTGTTTGAGAATGTGAAAAATGAAATCCCTTATTTTGTTGGTGTCCTATGCCCGCGTCAGGTATTTAGCGGTAGCTCTACATATCAACTTGTCGTTGTGAAAAACGCAAAGAAACACGATCGTACAAAATCAGTCTCAGAAATGCTGTTAATGATGTGGCGCTCGTCCAGACGCGAAATTGTTAAGGCAAGGCGTATTAAGAAAGTGGAGGAAGTAATGGAAACTGATGTTTTAATCAAAAATCTCCGTGAAGCTGCAAATAAATGGGACAGAGATAACCCAAATCCACCGACATTCTCGACGGTTTATTCTGTTGCTCTGCGTGATGCAGCAAGCAGATTAGAAGAGTATGAGAAGATTATTGCGGAGACGCAGAAACCAAACAATGTACTTAGCATCGAAGATCTTCAGCGTATGAATGGGCAACCAGTGTGGATTGAAGATATTCATGAGTGGGCTATCGTTTCTGTTGATGAGAATGGTTATTATGAGGGCATTCCATTTGCACAAGGACATTGTTTTAACTGGAATATTAAAGATCGAAACCTGAAATGTTATCGGAAACCGCCAGTCAGTAATACTCAGGAGGATAACTAATGGAGCGGCTGACCAATAAACGCGAGGCAGACGCTCAGCGTAAGGATTACGAAAATCGTATTAAAAATGGTTATCCTCGCAACATTCCGGAAGAGCGTTTCCTTCGCCTCGCTGCATACGAAGATACAAAGATGCCTCCAGAACTCGTTGAAAAGGTCGCCAAGTTTGCAATGTGGGTAAATGAAAATGGGATTGACCGGCTACGGCATCTTGCAGAAGCAGACGAAGAAAATCGTATTATTATCTTGCCATCAAAAGAATCCAGAAAGAAAGTACAGGAAGCATTTAACATCGTTGTGAAATATGGTTTTTGTAGCGATTGTGTACAGAAATATGATGGAACGCTTTGTCACCAATGCGATTGTTTTCAGAATGGCGTTGATGTGATTAGACAAGCTTTATTTGAATCGGAGGATTTGTAAATGCCAGAATATATTTCAAAAGATGTGGCATTTCAGAGATTACTTTGTAAAGAAAGCGAATTCAATCATTGGAATGACTATAATCTTGCTCAATACATCATTGCGCAAATCGTTCCGGAAGATGTAGTTCCAGCAACGCATATACAAAAACTTGGTAATATTGTTCAAACAATAAAAAACGGACGGGCTTGTAGAACCTTTTCGTGTTGTGGAACTGACTGTACAGAAATGACATCATGGATGTGGCCTAAATACTGCCCTTGGTGCGGCGCTAAATTGAATGGTGGTGTTTGTAATGCCTAAATACATAGAATTATCTTCTCTTTTGGAAAATCTTCAGGCAACAAGCATAGTCACAGATGATTTGTACGGCATGGGGATTATGAGTGGCATGGATGCTGCGAGAAAGATTGTAGCTGAACAGCCAATCATAGACGCAGAGCCGGTTGTAAGGTGTCAATATTGTAAGCACCATAATGAGGGTGAAAATTACATTTATTGTCGGATGCTAAAAACAAAATGTCCGAATGATGCAGATTTCTTCTGTGCTTATGGTGAAAAAGAAAGCGGTAACTAATATGGCGATGAAAATTGGGTATATTCAAGAAATTGATCTTCAGCTTAATCCGCAATGTAAAGAGCGATTTCGTTTCAAAGAAGCATCGTTTACTCGAAGAATTTCAAGTCGTGGAGATCGTGTGTATTCCAAAATGCTTGCACTTCCAGTTGACTACGAAGAAATTGTAGACAATGCAAACATCATGAAGAAAAATAGCAAGATCATTTTAGTACGAGAGCCATTCTTACTCGATGACGAACTGCGCAAGAAAGTTACAGAGTGGGTTGAGTGGGCAAACACAGCAGACCCACACGAATATGATCCATTCGCGTAAGAGAGGTTTTCACAATGAATAGTGTCATTTAGGAATTGTGCGTCCAGATGATTCTTGCGAATTTGGCGAAAGGAGAGCTACAACACATGTCTGAAAACCGAAAGTTGTATATCGCAGACTGGCATTATGCACATGCAAACATTCTTGCATTTGATAATCGCCCGTTTAAGACAGTAGAAGAAATGAACAAAGAGCTTGTTAAGCGCTGGAACGCTGCGGTCGATCCTGGCGATACGGTTTATGTGCTTGGTGATATGTTCTGGTGCAAGGCGCAGGAAGCGCTACCGGTACTCCAATCGCTGAACGGTCAAAAATTCCTTATCAAAGGAAACCACGACCGTTGCAACGACGGCAAGTTTATCAAATCCTTTGTCAAGGTGACAGAGTATTTTGAAGTGGACGACGATGGCCGCAAAATCGTGCTTTGTCACTATCCTATTCCATGCTTCAAGAATCATTTCTATGGGTGGTATCACCTGTACGGTCATGTTCATAAATCATTTGAGCATGAAATGATGGAACACGACAAGTATCTGATGCAGGAATTATACGGAAAGCAGTGTCAAATGTTTAATGTAGGTGCAATGATGCCATATATGGATTATACGCCACGAACCATTGATGAAATTCTAAAAGGAGCAAGTTAAACAATATGGAAAAATTCTATGTGATAAAACCTGAGTGTGGATTTTACAAGCAGGTGTTCGACTATTTAGAAAACGCACAGATCGTAAACAAGTTGTTCAATCAGTTCTCTCATGATATGGAAATCGAATCCAATCTCTATTATGCCAGTAATGACACGGTGTCAATCGTACCGACAGCAAAAGACAAAGAGAAATTTGCAAATCAATTCAAAAAATATGCTGACGGCGCAACCGGTCTAATGTTTTTCAAACAGAATAGTAAGGTTTACAAGGAATGGATCGCTTTATTAAAAAAGAATGATTTGAAAGTAAAATGCCGTCCGCAGCCAGGATTCTATTTTGGAATTTGGGGCAGAGGGAGTTCCCGTTTATTTGAACACAATGGGAAGCTGTATATGTCATTAAACTACAATGAAGATTTTGAAGATCCACAGGATTGTGATCCTATTCTTGGCAGTGAGTTTTACAAGGTATTAGAGGAACTCGAACATAACGAAAAGAAATAATGAGGTGAAATATGAACACAGGAGTAATGTTTTCATCGAAGTCTATGAATTGGGCAACGCCGCAGGACTTCTTTGATAAACTCAACTCCGAGTTTCACTTTACCCTTGATCCGTGTGCAGACAGTGAAAACCATAAATGTGCTACATATTACACAGAGCGAGAAAATGGTCTTGCACAGTGCTGGGGGGGGGCAAACGGTCTTCTGTAATCCGCCATACGGAAGAGCGATTAAGGATTGGGTAAAGAAATGCTCGGAGGAATCGTTAAAACCAAATACGACGGTTGTAATGTTGATTCCAGCACGAACCGATACGAGTTATTTCCACGATTATATCTATCAAAAACCGAATGTTGAAATTCGTTTTATTCGTGGACGATTAAAATTCGGAGATGGAAAGAACTCCGCCCCATTCCCAAGCATGGTGGTTATATTCAAATCTAAAAAGGATGGAACATAATGGCTATCAAAGAAAATATGGACTTATACAGATGTGAAAAATGCAAAAAGCTTTATACATCTGAGTATGCTGCGAATATATGTTGTAAGCAATATCATTGTAGAGTATGCGGAAAAGAAACACCGCAGTATATGTTGATTTGCGATTCTTGCGCAGAGCATGAACGCTTTGAAAAAGCAAGAAAAATGACTCTGGCAGAGTATTATGAAGAGTTCCCAGACAACATGCTCTATTACGGAGAAGAATTCTATGACGATATCGAATCTCTATTAGATAGCATTGATTGTGACTATGAGGATATTCCAAAGTATGTATATGGAACAACAATGGAAAGCATGGAGATCGACGCAAATCAAATGCTGCAGCAAGCAGAAGAAGATTCGGATGTTGAAGACTTTTATTTTGATGACGTCGCCGCTAAAGAACTAAGAGAATTTGTTAAGCAGTGGAACGCAAAATACGCTAAAAGCTACTATTCGTGGAATGATAAGGTAGTTGTTATGCTTCCTCCGGAATACCAGAAGGAGCGTGTCAATGATTAAAACAGTTGTTGGGGACATTCTTGACGCAACGGAAGATATTATCTGCCATCAGGTAAATTGTCGGGGTGTAATGGGAGCTGGTGTAGCAAAAACGCTTTATACTCGTTGGCCTATCATCAAGAAGACATACATCCGATATTGCAGAAGATTTGAAAATCAAAATGAACTTCTTGGTCGTGTTCTTCCTGTAGCGGTTGAACCGAATAAGACTGTTCTGAATATCTTTGGGCAGCTTGATTATGGCAGAGACAAGTACCGCAAGTACACGGATTATGTTGCTCTCACAAAAGCGTTTGATGAGATCCGCAGTAAGTATCATAACAAATCGTTTGCATTCCCATATGGATTTGGCTGTGGATTAGCAAATGGTGACTGGAATATCGTTGAAAATATGCTCAACACATACTTTGGCGATATGAATGTTACTATTTACAGGCTTTCAGCAAGGAGCGATGAGGTATGAAACTATATTTTCGCAATAGCAGAGCTAAGTTCCGTCCTATCGCCAATATTGATGGCAGAAAGCCAGACAAAGAGATTGCCAAACAGATAGTTGCAAAAATCAATGAATTTTGTAGCGAACGAAACTTCAAAATTTATTACACGAGGATGTGGCACGAGGAATGCAAAGGAAAGCAAATGACAAAGTTTGATGTAGGAAGTCACACGGAATTTTTCTATTTTGAAAAAGCTCTTCCGTTCGCAGCGTTTCAAGGAGACGAATGAATGAAGATATTACTTATTCCAGACTGGCAAGGATGTACGATCATTACGGACAATGGGTACTGTACGATCCAGGGCTTGCCAAATGATATTGTAGACAAGGTGTTTGTATCTGAAATTCCTATTAGCAATGGGATTGGGCTGATTACCCCACTTGTAAATGAGCTTACTATCGTATCTGGCAGCAGCGTAGCAAGCCTATATCGCAAATTGCTCAATGAACACCATATCGTCACAAAAGAGATTTTTAACACAAAACCGTCCGTATTGCTGAAAGGAGTCCGAAATGGATAGGATAATTGCCATCGGAGACATTCACGGATGTCTCAACACACTAAAAGAGCTTCTGAAAAGTGTGGATTATAGCAGTCAGACAGATACATTGGTGTTTGTTGGTGACTACATAGATCGCGGAGCAAATAGCTGTGAGACAGTGGCGTTTCTTCGTAAGCTTCAGCATCAGGTAGGAAAAGATAATTGTATTTGCCTTCGTGGTAATCATGAGCAAATGGCGATTGACGCATTTACAAGCGGAGATAATTCGCTTTGGTTCTACAACGGCGGATACTCGACCGTGTGCAGCTACGATAGAAATGGCATAGATATTGAATCAGATATTGGTTGGTTTAAGGCGCTTCCGCTTGTGTATGATACACCAGAAATTATATTCTGTCATGCCGGTCTGTCAAAACCATTGCTCAAAAACAATACAGCACATGATTTGATTTGGGGACGCGACTGGATTCGACATAACGACCATAGGCCACGGGAAAAGCAAGTGATTTTCGGGCATACCCCAAGTAGAACTGGTACTGCCTACACCGTAGCAACTGGCGATATTTGTATCGACTCAGCATGTGTTTATGGTGGAAGGTTATGTGCCTTAGCAATCAACGAAGATGGAAACAGCCAACTATTCTATGCAGACAAGTCCGAAGAGGACGATGAAAACTTGCAAGGAATTAGTTAAACAGCATTTGGAGTGTGAATTGATGTTCAAAATTCTTATTTTCTATAAGAGCATTTCTGCGGTCAAAAACTATCTCAAAATGTTTAGAAATATGCCATTGATGATTTTTGAAGAAACTCGCAACGGCTTCACATTCAATGGTGAAAAAGTAAGTGTAAAAGGTGTCCGCTGTGCCAAAATCTCAGATCAGCACCGTGGACATTGGGCGCATATTATCGCCGTGCAAGAAGAACTCACATGGGCTGAAGATTGGAACAAGGTTCGAGACTGTATCATTTACCCCATGCTTCAAACACCAATTGATATTCAAATCTTTGATGGAGATTACCCAAATGAGCAAGCAGCCTAAAGAAGAAAAGCCTAAGTATATTACGGATGAAAATGGTACGCAGTTTTTCGTAGTTGGCAATACGAAAATCCGTGTAACAGAGCATTTTAATAGCAAGGGTAAACATATCAAAGATCTCGTAGAAAATGCCGTACAATACGCCGCAAATGCGGCTTAATACCGGTGACAACAGCTCGTACTTGTGATATAATTACGCGGTAAGCTTATCATAAGTGCGAGTTGTTTCACTACTAAAGGAGGTTGCTAAACAACGGTGAAACAACTGATTTATCGTGTCGCGCTCTATATGCGATTGAGCCGAGACGATGAGGATTACGGAGAAAGCGTTAGTATTGAAACCCAGCGCAAAATCATCACACAATTTGCTAATGAGCAGCACTTCATTATAGTTGACGAGTACATTGATGACGGTTGGAGTGGTACGAACTTTGATCGTCCAGCATTCCAACGCATGATGGAAGATGTCGAGTCCGGAAAGGTGAATTGCATTATTACCAAGGATCTCTCCCGCCTTGGTCGTGAGCATATCATGATGGACTATTATCTGGAATTCTACTTTCCAGAAAAGCGAATCCGCTATATTGCCGTCACAGAAAATGAAGATACAGAAAAAGGCTTGTCTGACTTCGTTCCGTTCAAGAATCTATTCAATGAATGGTTTGCGAAGGATACAAGCCGTAAAGTCAAAGCTGCTTTCAAAGCAAAGTTTGCTGCTGGAGATCGTATTTGCGCATATGTTAAAATCGGATATAAGCGACATCCAGAGATCAAAAACCGTATTGTGCCAGATGAAGAAACAAGGTGGATACCTGAGAAAATCTTTGATTTGGCTTATCACGGTGCTGGAGCTGCTAAAATTACAAGGACTTTAATTGCAGAGAAAGTTCCTACGCCGTCCTGGATTAACTACCAGAGATTCGGGACATTCGCTCATGTATATCAAAATACCTCAGAAGAAAAACGGTACGCATGGACGGTTGCACAAGTCAAGTACATCTTGAAAGATGAAACCTACATTGGGAATACAGTTCACTACAAACAGACGAACATATCTTTCAAGAACAAGAAACGCATTCGCAAGCCAGAAGATGAATGGTGGAGAATAGAAAACACTCACGAGGGATTGATTCCAAAAGAGATGTTTGATTCTGTTCAAGCGCAAATTGCTACCAGACGTCGGATGCAGAAAGATCATACAACGCAGATCTTCTCTGGACTTGTCAAATGTGCCGATTGCGGATGGTCGATGCGTTTCGGTACGAATAGGCAAAACAAAAACCCATACAGCCACTACACATGCAGCAAATATGGGCAAGTAGGAATTCATTGTTCTGCACACTATATCCGATATGACGTACTGTATGCCTATGTGCTATCAAGAATTCAGTATTGGGCGACACAAGCCGTACAAGATGGGGATGCTCTTTTAGAAAGGCTTCTTCAAACTGGCAATGCAAAGCAGAATGCCGAGCGAAAAAAGATCGCTGACGATTTGAAGAGAGCTGAAAAACGGCAAAAGGAATTGGACAACCTTTTCGCTAAGCTATATGAGGATCGAATTGCTGAGAGGATTACAGAGCGAAACTTCATTATGCTGTCGGCAAAGTATCAGGAAGAGCAAAATGCTTTGGATGGCAAGATAGACCTACTTAATGGGCAAATCAGTGAAAATTCTGAGCGATATAGCAATATCGAAACTTGGGTGAAACTGATTAAGCAGTACGCATCTCCAACGGAATTAGACTCAATTTTACTCAATGCTCTTGTGGAAAAAATTACAGTCCACGAGGCAGTTAAACACGAAGATGGAAGTCGAGAACAAGAGGTCGAGATTTTCTATAAGTTTATAGGAAAGATCGACTGAGAGACCAATATCTTTAAGTATGTGAATGGGGCTTTTCCCACCACCCATGATTGACCGCGTTCTCGTGGACTTCCTTTGCGAGCTCGTTAATATTCATAGCTTGCACTCCTTTCCCTGGGCTTCGTTCCCAAACTTTACGCATTTACAAGGCCATAAAAGGCCGATCACTCAATCGGTCGTTTTCGGCGCCGCTCATGCTTCGGCGGCGTCAACACATACTTAAAATAGAGGTAGCCCCATTGAGTTTCTTTACTCTCGACTAAAACATAGCCTTTCGGCGGGCGAGGAGGGCGCGTCGTCGAGTAGTTCCGTTTTACGACGGTCGGCTCCTCGCGCTCCGGGCGCTTGAGGTTCTTCGTCTGTTTCCAGCGGTGGCCGCCCTGCTCCGGCGTCCAATGGTCGAAAAGGTAATTTGCGAGGCCCGTATAATCGCGGCCATAGTCTATACCATTATAATAATTGTGCTCTCTGAGGTGCTCGATCCTCAACACGTCACCGAGGCCCCAAAGATCGCGGATCAGCTTTTCCGAGACGCCCTCGGAAATCATGTGAAAATGTATACGGAAAGTCGTCTTGCCGCGGCCCATGTAAATATTGATCTTCGCGTCGGGCGCGTGGTATTTCAGGCGCCGGACGTAGAGGTCGCGAATACGACGGGCCTCGTCGAATGTATGTACTTCGCTCTCATTGTCGAGCGTAAGGGTGCTATATAATGAGGTAGGGCCGTAATTCTCATTTATGAGGCGAGCGTGTTTCCGCCGCGAAATGCCGATCCTGTGGAGTTCCCGCTCCTCCTCATTTTTGAAGCGCGGGCGGGGCTCCGCCTTTTCGAGGCTCTTGATCCGATCCGGGACGTTATAAACTTCCTGCTCGCAAACGACCCCCGAGAATGTGCGTCGTTTCACTCGTTGCATATCAAAAACCGCCTTTCGGGCGTAGGGCCGAGGCCCCTTGCATTTTCTTCCCGGAGGTGATAATATAATAAAGGTATGGCAATCTCCCTCCGGGTGGTTGCGCCCCCGACGCTCTCGTCAAGCGTCGGGGGCTTTTTCTTTTACCCGTTTTCCACGAGGCCGCGGGCCGTCGCGGTATAGTCTTTTCCGTCCGCAAGGTCTACGCCGACATAATAGGCGCGGGCGGGAGGCGTGATCCTTGCGGTGTTGGCCTGGGCCCGATCCGCCGCGGCGGTCTCTTTGCAGTCGCACCGCTCGCCCGCGTCCAGGTGAGCCCCGCAAGACGGGCACTCCTTAAAGGGTGTACTCACTTTCTGCGCTCCTTTCTCGGCGGCCCTTGGCTCGCCGGAGGTCTGCGATCCAGTCGAGGAGCGTTCTTTTCGCGGCGTAGTAGATAGGCGGGATCAGGAGGAGGAGATACTCTCCGCCGCGAGCCTGATAGCCCCGCTCGAGATAGGCGTAAATCACGCCCAGGCGAAACGCCGTCAGAGTTACCAGGATCACGAGCGACCACTCGATCAGCGGGCCCGGATAGATATAAAGGGCGAGGCCGCGGGCGGCCAGCCGAAACGCACTCTTGCGGCGGTTCCACCTGATATTGAAACGCTCCCGCGGGTGCTTCGTCGTGTAGAGTCTCAAGACTTTTCCTCCTTTTCTATGTCCTCGACCGTCTCGTATTTGCGGAGATCGCACTCCCACGCCGGGAGGAGGCGGTTTAAGCCCGGGATCAGGTTCCACGCCGAGAGCCACCAATAACGGGCCTGTCGGCGAGCGCATAGGAAAGAGCCGTATTTTTTATGCAGGCTCCGGCAATCGTGGCACGGTGGCGGGAGTTCGGCCTCCGCCGTCTCTGGCTTGTCCATCATTCCGCCGCCACCTCCTCGAGGCGCTCAAAGGTACACTCGCGGGCAATCTGCGTCCAGCGGGCGGCCCACTTTCTCGCGGCAGAGATCACGGCCTCGTATTTCCGTGGGCCCGTCACCTCGACGGCGCCATAGGCCGGGTGAGATACTTTTCAACGATAAACAGGGCTTTTCATCCTTTTATCTCCTCCTCAAGCTCAAGAAAACCATTCTTCGGCGAGATTTCGGGCGTCCATCATGGCCGCGTGGTCTGCTATTGAAATCACCTTTTCTACCTCTGCGGGCTTATCTTCGGCGTAAATCGTTGCCTCCGAAACGGTGGTCGCGTCGAGGATTTTTTTGCACAAATTCCCATGCTTTTCGCATAAGCGGTCGTAATCTGCGCTCATTTCTCGTTCGAGAGAGGCTTTTTCTCTCTGATACTCGCGGAAAAGGTCGTATTCCTCCGGGTACATTTTTACGGTAACTTCCATACCCCGCCTCACTCTCCGTCCTCAAGGTCGCAAGAGCGGGTTTCGCTCCGGGAGACCTTGATTTTTCCCTTGCTCGTGACGGAGAATTTCGCCTTACACCGCCCGCGGACGTTCAGGCTCGCGGAGGAGATCGGGCCGCGGGCGATCATTTCGACCACGTTCTCGAGGAGGCCGACCGCCTCGTCGGGGATCGGCTTAAAACCGAGGCTCTCGGCGTCGTCGCCGAAAAGACGTTGCACACGCTCGCAAGCGTCCGCCACCTGTTCATGTACGCGACGTTCTTGCCGTGCAGTCGGGCAGTTGCAAACCTCCGTCGCCGTGTCGTCTGCGGCGGCCTGGGACGGGTGGGGCCCGACTTCCTGGATTTGACCGCAATACCGACAAGCGCCCGTTGTGACGGCCATAGCGACGCCGATAACTGGGGCCCGGTTGGCGACGGCCTCCTCACAATCGCAAAGGCGGGTAGCGGCGGCGTCTGCGGTTCGCTGGGTCGGGAAACCGCCCTCACGGGCGCCCTCGAGGGTTACGCCCCACTCACGCCCGCAATACTTACACTTTCCGAGCCTAAACGATCCGATCTCCTCGTCCTCCTCCGTAGGAGCGGGATCAGGTTCGGCGGCGTCGGCCTTGTCGTACTGCTCAAGGTATCGGGCGAGCTCTTGCTCCTCTGCCTTGATGGCGTCATAGTCGCCGAGTGTCGGGATCGCGTCGGACGGGCCAGAGAGGAGCGCGGAAATGTTGGTGTATTTCTCTCGGGCGTGTTCCTCGACGGTCGGGGCCGGGGCCTTTGCGTCCTCGAGGGCGGCGCGGAGATCGGCCTCCTCGCGGGCGAGGTCGCCTTGCTCCTCGTCGAGAGCCGTATTTTCTGCGTCGAGGGGGCGCGGTCGTTGGGATCGACCTTGTCCCGCTCCTCAAACATGAGGGCGGAGAGATCGCGGCGGCGGAGATCAATCCGAATGAGGCGATCTTGCACCTCGGCCAAACGGGCGCGGTCGGCGTCGATCTTGGCGACCATGCGGTCGCGATCCTCGGCGCTCATGTCTCCGACGTAGGCGTAATAGCTCGAGGCCTCCTCCGGGACGTCCGAGGTGGAGAGAGGCGCCCCGTCCTCCGCCGTGGCCTCCTCTTTCGTGATCGCCACGAGCTCAATCAACCAGGCGGGCGTTACATTTTCACCGTAGGCGGGCTCGATAGATTTTACCCGCGCAAAGCGGCGGGCGGCGTCCTGTGGCATAGAAACCGGGGAGGCCCACTTATAGGCGGCCTGTTCCGGCTGAACGACGGAGTCGGCGGCCAGGATCACGCGCTCGGACTCTCCGCCCTGCGGGTTCTTGAGGCGATACCAGGGCTCGCGGATAAATACGACGTCCGAGACCTCGACGGGAGAGGCGAACACGTCCGCGACGCCGTCTCCCGCTCCGAGACGGTTTCCGTCCTGGCCTACGAGGTGCCAAATGTCGGCGCAATCGGCCTCACGGGAAAACGAGGCGCCCTCGATATAGCGCGGCGCGGGTTTAATGGGCTTCGTAATGGTGAGCCCGCCGAGCTTGTCCAGCTCCCGGGCGTCCTGGGTGGTTAAAATCAGGCTTTTCATGGTATGGCGATCTCCTTTCATTTTTCCTTTCTCCGTAGCTCAGCCCGGAGAGCTTTTTCTTTCGTTTTGACTTCGCGGCGGCCCTCAATGATTTTCAGAGTTTCCCGGATTTCCGCCGCCGTGGCTCTTTTTAGGTTCGTCTTGAAATTCATGTCGCTTGCCGGAGTCCCTACAAGCCACTTTATAACCTCGTTATTCATGCGTTTTTACCTTTCCGCCGATGGTGACGAGGAGGATCGGGGCCGGAGTGTCCGGCCAGTCGTCCACGTCAACGGCGATCCGTTCGACGATATTATTTCCGCACACCTCGACACACCGCGTTCTTTCGAGCTCCTCGACCGTGCCTCCGGCCACCGCCTCGGAAATATCGGCTCCGAGGTGGTGGATCACAAAGAGGCGTTCTTTCGGGAGGAGTAGGGCCATGAGGCCGGATAGAGTGAGGGCCTTACTCATGCTCTACCTCCGCCGCCTTGTGGAGGGCGGCTATTTCCTTGCGCTGACGGAGAATAATAGCCTCGGCCCGCGAGAGGAGGCCAGCGAGGCGGACGCCCGTCGTTTTCTTATTTATGAGTTCTTCTATCGACTCGCAAGTATGCTTTATGGTGAGATCGTCGATAGGCTGTTTCTTGATCGTATCGGCCCATAGTTCCGCCGCCGTTTTCATACGTCCGCCTCCTCGATAGAAATACTCGTGAGATCGGCGATCTTTTCCGCCGCCTTGTCGAGCTCCGCCGAGAGACGTTCCCGCTCCTTGCGCCAATATTCGAGACGGTTTTTGAGGTCGGCCTTGAGGAGATAGGCCCGGGTTTCCTCAATCGTCAAGCCCTGCAAATCCTCGCGGAACTGTACTCGGATCGACTTAACCACGCCGGGGCCGCCGAATTTATACCGCTTATCTCTTTTGATCTCCACATTCACCGAGGCGACGGGCTCATAACCTACGCGCAAATCGCCGGGGCCGTCGATCTCGGCGACGATTTTCCAGGTAGCGGCCCGGAAAATTTCAATGCCGCGGGACTCGAGTTCCGACTCGATTTCGTGCATATACCAGCGGTGATAAACTGGGGTACACGCCTCTTTCCCGGTATATTTCTCTCCGTCAAACTTTTCGAGGCGTCCGTTTAATGCGTCCTGCAATTCTTTGTTCGTCATGGTATGGTAATCTCCTTTCGGGTGGTCGGCCTTATAGGGCCGCCTGTCGTTTGCCGCGGGACTTCTGGAAATTCCGCTCGGCGGTGATCTGCGCGACCTTTGCGCTATACACGCGGAAACCGTACTTGTCTACGGCCCCGGTGTAACCGTTCCTCAATTCGCGGTAGATCGTCGCGGGGTGGACGCCGATTTTCTCGGCTATGAGGGCCACCGGGGCCCGGTCATTGTGGAGCCGCTCAATAGTCGCCCGATCTTCCGGCCCGAGGTATCGGAGTTTTTGACCCATTTCTCTGGCCTCCTTTCGTGTAAAATAAAAAAGTGAAGTGCGTCCGAGGCCTTGCGACCTCTTTCGCACTTCACTATACAATCAACACAGCGCCGCGGTGCCGGAGAGAATCATGGCCACGTCGTTGCGGCGGATGCCGGTATTGATGAGGTTGCCCAGGCCGCCGCCGCCCACCGAGGAGGCGAATACCGCCGTGCCGATGGCGTTGACCACGGCGATGCGCAGGCCGGTGAACAGCATGGGCATGGCCAGGGGTAGTTCCACGTGGAAGAGGCTGTAGACGCGGGTCATCCCCATCCCCTTGGCCGCCTCCTTGACAGCGGGGGACACCTGGCTCAGCCCCAGGGTAACGTTGCGCACGATGGGCAGGAGGGAGTAGAGGGCCAGCCCCAGGATCACTGTTGGCTTGCCCGCCCCCAGGGGGGTGACCATGATGATGCCCAGCAGGGCCAGGGCGGGGGTGGTCTGAATGAGGTCCACCACCCGCAGGACCACGCCCCGGGCCGCGCGGCTGAGATAGCACAGCAGGCCCAGGGGCACCCCGATGAGAATGGCGATGACAATGGCGAACACCACCATGGACAGGTGTTCCACCACCATGGAGAGGGTCATGCGTCACCGC